AAGTTTGAAAAAACAAAAAACCCCGCCGAAGCGGGGTTCTCTGCGCTAAGTGCTTGATTTATATCAAGCGCCAGAGCTACCATAGATACCTAACGGATCGCTCACTCCGAAAGAATAGCGTTCACGAGCCTTGTAGCGAACGTTTCCGGTGTCGAAGTCTCCATCCATTGAATTTTGTAACGGTGTCCGTACAAAATGCTTCAGGCCGTTAGGAACATCGGTCGTCAGGAACCAAGCGTTGGTATCGGTCAAGAAGTGGTTGACCGTGTAACCCTCGGGGATCGAGCCGTTGTTCTTAATGGCGTTGATGTCGTTGTTGTTTGTAGCAACACGAAGTTCGGTTTCCAGCAAACGGGTTGCAACGAACATCAAAGCAGGAGGAATAACTAACTTGCGGGGTTTAGCAGCAATCAAAAGTCCACGTTCATCAGTCCACGCAGCGATCTGAATCACTGCATTTTCCAACGAGGTTTCGTTAAGATCCACGCCCGTAGAGGTCGTGTTGCTGTTAGTGCCGCCAGAAACTAGCGGATGCGCTGTAGAAAACAGAGGCTGCCCGTCACCATAAGTAACTGCCGAGCTAAATCCGTTGTTCAGGATTGCAGCAGCTTTAACTTCTTTGGTGTAAGCCATCGCACGAGCAAGTGACTTGGTGTAACGAGCAGACAAGCTGTCGTACAGGTTATCTTCAATCGCTTCTTCAGTGATCGAAAACCCAAGTGCAATGGTTTCGTGCGTATAGCGAGCCGTCCAAGCTTCCTGCGCGTTGTCATAAGCAATTGCGCTACCTTCGTTTTTAACCGGGGCAGCACTAAAGCCTGACAGCTTGGTTTCCTCTTCAAAGGAACGCTCAGAAGATTCAGTTTCGTAAATCTCTTTGTGTTCCTGCCCATAACGAGCGTACTCCAAACCGAACAGGGCGTTCAGGCCGGGGAGCAGCTCTTTCAATAGTTGTGCGCGTGAAATAGCCATTTAGTTTCCCCTTCCTTACGCTGCGTGACCGAGCGGGTTGTAGTAAGCATGACCACCTTGCGGTACTCCGTCGCCATCAACGTTAGGCATATTCCACTTAACGATGACTTCAGGGAAGTAGGTCGTGCTACTAATAACAAACGCTGTATCGGGCACAACGTCAACAATACGCAAAGGTAAAGTTTTGGTTGTAGTTTCCGAGCCAGTGTTTACGGCTTGGCGAGAATCTCCAGTATCGGAGTAACTCGTGTTGTAGTTGTTGATCAACGCAACATTACTACCAATAGCGGTGTATTGGAAAGCAGAAGTGGTTGTATCAACGGTGGTGCCAGACGAGCAACCTACAACTTGGAAAAGCTGGTCAGGATCATCACAGATAAAAGCAAGGATTACCGAGTTGGAAGCTACAGTAACTCCGGGCCAATACTGCGAAAAAGTTGGCTGCTTAGTTGCTGCACTGACGTATTGGCAACCAAGAAACACCCCAGCAAAACCTTCATTAGGTGCGTCAGAGGTATTAGTTGCACGTTCGATAGTGCCATCAGCCACGAGTTTGACGGGATCGCCGTAAAAAATATTCGTCGTGTAGCTAGTAGCAATACGACGCTGGCGAGTAGCACCGGCAAAGACCTGACCACCGATCAAATTGATCGGCTTTAGCCCATAGGGGGCCGAAACAGTCGGGTAAGCCATTTGGAATTACTCCTATGATTGTTGATTACCGCGCCCAAATGAAACCGTAGTTTTACGCTCTGCAAACAGAGGCATACGAGGATCATTATCGCGCATGAAGTTGTTGTCAACAGAACGCATTTGAGCTTCGGCTTGCTTTTGATAAAAGTCGTTACGTTGCTCAACCATTTCTGTTGGCGTTTTGCACAGCATTAACCCACCCACAACAATGTTGTCTTTATAACGCTCGATGTCATTATCTAGATACATTGAAATTTCGGGATGATCTGCTGCTCTAACAGGCTCCCAGCCTTCGCGGAGTTTCGATGACACATTACGTGGATCAGCTTGACCCATCGTACTAACACGTACCCAACGATATTTGTACCCAGCTTGAGGTTCAGGGTCAGGCAGTAACGTGGGCGGTGCCCAGCTACGAGGACGCTCTTCCTTAGCACGAGTATCTAATTCGCGGTTTATGCGACTATCAACAGATTTTGTATCAGCCATTTTGTGTCATACCTTCCGCCACTTTCCGGGCATATAAATCAAGAGGAATACGTAACTTCTTAGCTAGTGCAACCTGAGTTTGCGTCAACGTGATTTTCTTCGGGGCAACGTTTCTGCTTGCTGGGGCTACAACATTACTGCTCGTCCGTTTCGGTTTCTCCTCCTGCTTCTCTACACCATCAGAAAAGTTTTCGGGGAATACCTGCCGTAATCTACCGTTGAGCCGTTCATAATAATCATCTGAAGTCGGATCAACGCCATTTTTGACCAATTTCTCATGCAGCCCCAGAGCAAAGCTGGTCATTTCCTCATCGGTTCCAAACCACTGATTTTGGCGTTGCCACGCAAGTGCTTTAGAATCTACTTGAGGCGCTGGGGCGAGTTGTGGTTGCATATTTACAGGAACTTCACGTTCTTGTAAAGGGGTGGGTTTAAAATTACTAACCCTATCAAGCTTTAATTTTGCTGCGGTTAATTCTTCTTGAGCCGCAACAATTTGATCTGCATCGCCAGCATCATAAGCTTCTTTATATTTCTTGCGAGCTTTATCTAACTCAAGCTCTACCGCCTGTTTAACAGAACCAACCAAAAGAGTTTCATTAGTGCCAAGATTCTTTTGAAGCCGTTTATTCTCTTCAATAATCTGTTGAGCAAACCTTAAAGCTTCCTCACGTTCCCGCAAAGCTGCTTCTTTAGCCCGACGTTCATCGTGGTAACCGTGCGACAGTTTCTTAATACGCTTTTGCACACCTTCATCGTATTTAGACAGCTCATCGTCAGTTACTTCATTGACAGGCTCTTCAAGCGGTTTGCGTCCTTTATCGGGATCGGGTGTGTCATCAACAACTTCAATATCGAATTCAAACCCATCATCGCTTTTAGCTTCTTGTTTGGCCCCCGACTCTTTCTCGTCAGGAAACTTGAATTCAGTTTTATCCATATATCACCTCACGCACGTTGAATGCCACGGGGATCTTCCACCACAGCTTCGACGGAATCATCGTTAATAATCCGAAACTCGCGGTCGTGAATCTTGATGCGAGTACCGGTGTTGGCACGGGTAATAATGAAATCCCCCGGTTTACACCACGGACCTGTGGGGAAACGATTTGGATCGTTGTAAGCCATATCACCCAGTGCTACGACAAAGAGCACATTACTAAGTAGCTCTTCATATTTGACGGTAGCGTCTGCTTTAATAAGCCCACTATCAAACTTATTCTCGATGTTAGGCAAAGTGCAAAGGATCTTATAACCCTTAACAATTGGTAACTGCTTGGCTTTTTCCTGAATATCTTCAATCACAGCTTGGGCTGCTTCAGTCATTTTCAAATTCCTCATATCGTTGCACAAGGTCTTGTACTTCTATCCTTGCACGGCGCAGACCTTGGATTACGCCGCACAAATTCTTATATTCAGCAAAGTCTTTACAGCTACCATCAACCATTGAGTCGCTCACCTCTCGTTCACGCTCTTTGAGTTTGTTAAATAAGTGATCTAGCATCTGCCGCTCATGGGTCATTAACCACCTCGTTTCATCACAGATTTAAGGATGTCCGCTTGGATCTTCTTATCCTCACGTTTGTCTTGGCTTTGCAACCGTATGTTTTCTTTCTGAGCCTCAAGAGTGATCCGCTCCTTCTCGTTCTGTAGCCTACCCTGAGCTAGCGCAATGTCAGCCTGATCTTTAGCAGCCTTGCGTTGCTGCTCCATACCCTTGATCTGCAACTCTTGTTGTTGCATCTGAACCAGCGGATCTTGTGCCATCTGTTGAGCTTGGGCTTGAGCTGCTTGAGATTGATGAATCTGTAAGACTTGTTGAGCTGCTTCTGCTACGTACTTAGCCATAGCTAATTCTTCAGCTTCAGAGATCTGTTGTTCAGGTCCGGGTAACGGCGCACCCACTCGCTGTTCAATCTCTTGTCGGTACCTATAACCCAAATGCTCAGCAACGTGAGCCATCATTGCACCCTGCATGGTTTGCGCCATTGGGTTTTGTCCTATGGTCTGCATAATGCTCGGGTCTTGCAAGAAGGTCATATGTGCTGTGATGTGCGCCTGATGATCCTGATAGATAAACGCTTTAACCGGCACACCTTTGAGCACATTCATATTCTCAGTGATTGGATCTTTGGGTTTCTGATCATCTGGCAGTGGTACAAGCTTGTCGGCGTTAGGGATACCAAGCACATCAAGCATCTGCCTGTGAAGGCGGGGCATGTCATATAACTGCGGCGCTCCTTGGGCTAGCTGCAAGGCAGCTTGATACTGCACCACCCGCTGAGCCATCGTCGAGGCGTTGGGGTCAGACACCGGAATAACTTCCACGATGTCATAGTCCTCAGCTTTAACTTGGGGTGTACCATCTTGTGGCACGTAGCTATAGTCGGGTGAGGTGTATTCCCTGATAATTTCTTTAAGCAGCTTGAACTCTTCTTTCATCGCTGCATGGATGCGAGCCTGCACTGCACCCATCGTCTTTAGCTGCCTCTCTAAGAGAGCGAGCGTCGTACCCACCGGAGCCTGACTCGACATATCGCTGATCTTCATATCAGCCATACCACTGAGCCGTCGCGCTTCGTCAGTGATCTGATTGAGTAAGGCAAGAAGAACTTGGCTCGGTTCTTTATAAGGCAGCGGCAGTATGTTGTCTCGAATCGCTCCTCCCGGCACATCCACATCTCGCCATTCACCCGGAGCAATCGGAGTGTCATCACCCTTGATCCTAAGTCCTCTGGACTTCAACCCGCCGGGAAGATTAGATAATGAACCTGCATCCACCAACTGACGGATCAGCATGGTGCCTGCTGTGGCGTAGCCACCGATAATGTGGATCAACCCAAAGCCATAAGCTCCAAAACCGGGGATATACATATAGTGCACAAAGTGCTGACGGGGGCGTTTCTGAGGGTCGTCTTCTCTGTAGTTACGTCTTATGGCTAAGACTTTGTTGGTATTTTTGTCGATGGTTATGACGTAGGGCAGTGGCAGTTCTTCCTCATACCCCGGCAAGTCATACTCGATATGCACCTCACATATCTGATACCGCTCATCTTTAGTCTGCTCAACACCTTCTTTCTGAGCCTTGGCTTTCTCAATATCCGTCTGTGTGGCATAGGGTTCACCAAGATCAACATCGCGGTAAAACCCACTAACCTGCAACCGCTTCACATCATTTTTAGTCTTACGCATGATGTGCGTAAGGCGGTCTGTACGTCTGATGTTTGTTACACCATAGGGAAGGATGACATCCTCGGCAGGTACATAAAAGGACACTTGCCGCTCTAGCGACGGATCGTAGTAGACCTTCTTAAATGACGAACCAGCCAGCGCCACACCCCACAGCGCACGTTCGTGCTCTGAGCGATACTCAGGCATCTTGTCCGTTAACTGATAGTTCATATCAGCCTTCACGCGCTTGCCTGCTTCTTCAATCTCAGGCGTAAACTGACCAATGATCTGCGTCTTTACAGGGCCAGCAGCGGGGAATGTCTCCATGATGGACTCGCTTTGGAAGCGAATCGCAGCTTCTGTAAGAAGCGTAGAGAACACCCCACACGCACCATCCCAAGGCTCGGTCACATTGTCATACCGCAACCCCAAAACATCTAAGCCCTTAACGTAAGTATCAGCCCAATCTTTACGCGAATTGATGTCAGCCTCAATCAACTCCATCACATCACCTGCAATCTTTTGCAAGTCTGACTCATCCATGTACTCAGCTAAGTTGGAATCAAACGCCTCTTCTTTGCTCTCATCTTCAGGCATCAGATCAATCTCAACCCCACCTATACCAATCGTGACATCTTCAGGATTTTCAATTTCAATTTCAATAGGAGCTTCTTCAAGCGCAAGCGCCTCAATACCCTCGGGCGCACTGTATAACGACTTATCAATAGCCATGATTCATTCCTAGTTCAAGTAGTACCCGCGCTTAGCGCCACGATACCCACGGAAGTATTGCAACTCATCAGGCTCATCCGTAGGCAGACGTAAGAAACCGCCATTTCTAAAACGTGCTAATGCTAGCGTAGTTGCATCCACATAGTCATCATGCTCGCCTGCGGGGAAAGCTGCAATTTCATCAATAAGTTCTTCTGCCCACCGAGTGTTAGGCACCCACACACGTCCCGACTGAATGATGTCAGACACCGAATTGAGTCGAGTTATCTTGTCGTTGCCTTTACTAGGGGTGAACTCTGACACCGGCACACCCATCCGACGCAATTCTTGGTAGAGCGAGATACCTGATACCTTCTTTTCCACGATTAATGCGTCAGGTTCATACTCTTTATGCAGTTCTAACACCTTCTTCTTTAATTCATAGAACTCAAGTCGTGCTTTATAAGCATCTAAGAGGATGATGTTTGTCTCACCTTCCTCTGTAGTCCACACACCCCACGTCGTACACGCAGAAAAGTCCGAACGATTAGTCGTTTCGTACGCCGTATCCCACGACTGAATAATAAAATCGCATCTTGGAGGGTCATCTTTTTCCCATACCTTCCACCATTCGCGCTTAACGATGGCACCTTCTTCAGAAGTCGGCTGTTGCTGGTACTGAGCCTGCCATTTTGAGTTAGGAAGCTCCTCCTTTAACGCAGAAAGCTCATCTAACGACCAAAATTCAGGCCAAAGTGGGTTTCCAGAGGGCAAAATAGCAGGAAATTCAATCACTTCCCACTCATCACCCCCTCTTTGCAGCGAATTTTTAATAACTTGACCCGTTAAGTCCCTCAAACCCCACCGAGTCATCACAATGACGATGGCTCCCCCCGGTTGCAGACGCTGCCGTGGACCTGATGTGTACCACTCATACACTTTGTCGTAGATTTCTGGGTTGACTGCTGCCAGCGCAGCCTCTTGTTCTGAGTGTGGGTCGTCAATAATCAGCAGGTCTGCACCCTTACCTGTCACTGCACCACCTACGCCAATAGCAAAATACTCACCACCTTTGTTTGTATTCCATCGACCAGCAGCTTTTGAATCGGCTTGCAGTCCTACACCGGGGAAAATATCTTTATAAACATCCTGATCAACAAGATTTCGCACCTTTCTACCAAACCCAACCGATAACTCTGCTGTGTGCGCGGTTTGAATTACTTTTTTATGAGGGAACTTTCCCAAGAACCAAGCAGGTAAAAGGTAAGAAGCAAATTCAGACTTAGTATGACGAGGAGGCATATTAATAATAAGGCGTTTAACTTCCCCCCTAGCGACTCTTTCAAAAGCCGCAGCCATTCGCACATGATGTCTACCATCCACAAATGTAGGCCAAACCCGTTTTACAAACTTAATAAA